CGCATGGTCGGGCTGTGCGGGGCGATGGCCGTGGACCGGCCGCCGCGTCACGATGGCGGGGCGATGGTGCTGTTCGAGGTTGCGGGCAAGGTCGGGCAGCTTGATGGGCGGCACCGGGCGAACCTGTGGCGCAAGCGGCCGGGCGTGTACGACGTGCTGATTCTTGAGCTGTGAAAATCCTGCTGGCCAGTAAGCGCGCTCCCGGAGTGCCGGGAAGGCGCTGCGGCGGAGTTCAGACCTGGATTGCTACGGTCAGGTCCGAATTACAGCGCCGTGGGCACCAGGTAGCGGTTGCGGACGTGCGCGACAGGCCCTCTGAGGGCTTCGAGGTGGGCATATTCGCCAACGCGGCCTATACGGGCCACCTGAAGGGCCTTTGTGGGCGCTCCGTGCTTGTAACGCACGGGATTGTCCCTGATGAGGCGCCTGCCGAGGGCTTTGGCCGGGTGGTTTTCACTTCCGAGGAAGTCCGGGACCATTGGAATGCAAAAGGGCCGATTATCAGACAGCCGATAGATCTCAATTTTTGGCGTCCGAGGATAACAAACACCAAGTACCTGGTGCGGTTTTCATCCCGTTCAGGGCTGGATTTCGTGCCCGGCATCGCTGAATCTATGGGGCTGGAATATATACACATTAAAAACAGCAAGCCGGAGCAGGTGCGCGAGGTGTTGCAACAGGCGACCGTGGTACTAGCCACAGGAAGAGCGGCGCTTGAAGCCATGGCGGTTGGGTGTTCTGTTGTGATATGCGATGACCGCACCTATCAGGGACCATTGCTTGATATGGACACACTAGGCAGCATGAAACGGAATTTTAGCGGTCGCGGGGGGGTCACACCAAACTTGCAGAACGTAGAACAAGCAATTGATCGGGCCATCGAGCGCGGATCGTTGCGGGGGCACGTTGAAAAGCACCACGGAGCGGCGCAGGTGGTGGACCAACTGCTGTGCTTTACCTGATTACCGCGACCGGCGGCAGGCCCGAAGCGCTGGCCCTGACCGCGAGATGGATCAACGAACAATCGTTCAAAGGCAAGGCCCGATGGCTTGTAGTCGATGACTGCGACCCGGCCACACCGATCCCGCATGTACGCAGGGGCATTTTAACCGGCGTGATCTGGCCTGACTGGCGCTGGAAGCCTGGCATGAACACGCAGGCCCGGAGCATGGCGGAGCTGCTGAAGCGGGTGCCGGATGATGCGACGGTGATAATCGTCGAGGATGACGATGTGCTTTTGCCGCCGCATGTCGAAAACCTGTTGAAGGCGCTGGAAACCGCTGATTTGGTGGGCGAAAAGACTTCGAAATATTACAACGTGGCATCCATGCGCTGGCGTCTGATGCCGGGCAAGTACCACGCCTCGCTGGCCACGGTCGGGCTCAAAGGCCCGGCACTCAAAACACTGCGCGAGATATGCCAACGCGGCAGCCGCCGGATCGACATGGATTTGTGGGGGCAATTCGCAGGCCCGAAAACCTTGCTGGAAAGCGCCAATGTGATTGGCATCAAGGGCTTGCCGGGACGCGCCGGCATCGGTGTCGGGCATCGTGACAGTTTCGGCACGCCAGATGACGGCACGGTGCTGCGTGAGTGGCTTGGTGACCGCGCAACGGCCTATGAACAATACCGGAGGCAGGCATGAGCACTACCGACATTCTCAGCGCCTTCCTGACCCGCCTGGATACGCTGGCATTTTCTCCGCCCATTCCGATTGCCGGGCCGGGCGTCAAGTTCGACCCGCCGTCGGAAGGCTTCTGGCTGGAATCGGCCCTGTTCCCGAATGAGCCGCGTGAGCTTTCATGGGACAGCGATTCGTGCCATGACACCCGTGGCTTCTGCCAGGTGTCGGTGTTCTACCGCAAGGGCGGCGGACAGGTGGATGCTTCAACGACAGCCGACGCGATTATTGCGCACTTTCCGAAGGGCCTGGCTCTGGGCCCGGTGAAGGTGCAAAAACGGCCGTGGCAAAGCCCGGCGGTGACCCTGGATGCCCTGATTTTCATTCCGGTGACGATTCGATACCAGGGCATTACTTGATTCGATGAATGATTCCCCGCCTTCCGGCGGGCTTCCAAATCTTTTAACTATCAGGAGGCATGAATCATGTCCGATTGTGGATTGACCAACAATGCTGGCACCTTTTCGGTGTCAACCACGGCCGCCAACTCTGTCCTGACCGAGTCAGGTTTCGAGGCGCTTTCATACACCCAAGTGCCGAAGATGGGCACCCACGGCGACACCGGCGTGACCCAGAACGGGGTCATCTATTCGACTTGGGACAACCCTGTCGCGTGCAAGGGCAAGGGCGAGGCCAACGCCGGTGACCCGACCGTCGAATTCCTTGACGTGTCATCTGCCGGCATGGATCTGATGCTGGCTTACGCGGCGGTAGCCAACGCCAACAGCTATGCGACCAAGGTCGAATGGGCTGATGGTTCCATCGAGTACAACCGGGGCATCATCATGGGCCCGACCCGCCCGAAGGGTGCCAATCAAGACTTCAAGCGCGTGATATTCACGCTTGGATACAACCAGGAGCCTGTGATAGTCGCTGCCCCCTGATCCAAGGGACTGACTAAACCTCCTGTAAGTGGCCCGCCCTTCGGGGTGGGCCTTTTTTTGAATGAATGAATCGGAGTAATGAAAATGAAGTATGACTTTTTGAAAGCAGATGCCGAGCCTATTGAGGTTGAATTCGTACTGAAAAGTGGCGAAAAAACAGGAATGTTCCTCAGTCTGCGCCATGCGTCATCGAACGAAGTTCAGTCCGTCGAAAGACGGTACACGTCAAAACTCATAGATGCGGCGAAGAAGAACCGGCACGCAAACAGGCAGAAGCTGGTTGATGACTTCGACATGGACCGCAGGGTTGCTCAAATAGCATCCTGGAGATTTGTAGAAGACAGCATCATTTCAATCGGCGGCGAGTTTCCGGAGTTCACACCGCAGAATGCCAAGACGCTGCTTTCGGCCAGTGGGATTCTCGTCCACGAACTGAAGTCTTTCATTGATGAAGAAGCCGGAGATTCTGCCGATTTTTTGTCAAGTGTGGGAATCAGCTAGCCGAAGCCATCCAGCATATTGTCAAGTTTAACTTCAAATGGGGCCATCAGATAAACACCAAAGATGGCCCCGTTGATGTTACTCGTGCTGAGTACATGGAGGCCTTTGGTGTTGGCGATCAAGTTCCGGAAGAGCCGGAAATCCCGGACTGCTTCCAGCATGTCTGGGGCTGGTGGTGGCAACTGAATGCCCGGCGCCCGCCTGGCTTTGAGTCTCCGCTCCCGCTGAGTTTCACCGAGATCAGCCATTGGGGCATGGTCACCGGCACCCAGATCACGCCGGAAGAGGTGGAGCTGTTGATCCGAATGGACGATGCCTATTTGCAACAGTTGGCTATTGAGCGCCAGGAACGTCATGAACGCGATCAAGAGAATGCAAAACATGGGAAACGATGAATGATCGACCTCGCTGAACTCGGTTTAAAAATTCGGAGCGACGGCGTTGTCGTGGCCGAAAACCGCCTTGACCGCATGACCGCTGCCAGCGGCCGTGCGACCACGGCTTCCGGTCGCCTGATAAAAGCCAATCAACAGATGGGCCGCATTCTCACGCGCGTGGGGTTTATCGCTGGCACCGCGATGGCTGGAGTTGCCGCCAATAGCGTGCGGCTTGCGGTTGCCGCCGAGGAAACCGCCAACAAGTTCAGCGTGGTGTTCCGTGGCTCGATCGAGGAATCCAACGCCGAGCTGATTGAGATGACCAACACCATCCCGCTGACGGTTACCCAGATGCGCGCGATGGCCGCCGGTATCCAGGACATGCTGGTGCCGATGGGCGTAGCCCGTGCCGAGGCTGCTGGAATGTCGGTGGACATGATAAAGCTGGCCGGCGATATGGCCTCGTTTAACAACGTCGGTACAGATACCGTGCTGATGGCCGTTCAATCGGCACTTGCAGGCTCCAGCGAGCCGATGCGCCGCTATGGCGTGGATACCCGCGAGACTCGTTTGCAGACCCTGGCCCTGACCGAAGGAATCATCCGGCAGGGCAAGGAACTGGACAACGCCACCCGCGCGCAGACCGTTTTGCTTGCCATCCAGCGTGACTCCACCGATGCGATGGGCGATGCCGCCCGCACGGTCGATTCAACCGCCAACCGGATGCGCTTTTTCAGCCGAGACGTCAAGCAGGCCCAGGAGGATTTGGGTCAAGCCTTGATCCCCGCCCTTGGCCAACTTCTTACCACACTCAATGACGTTGACGAAAACGGGATCAGCCCGCTGCAACGCTCCCTGATATCAATTTCCCGCCTGATTCTCAATACCACCAAAGGTGTGCTGATGGGTATTTCCGGCTGGAAACTTCTGACCAACGCTTTCCAGGATGTGCAGGATGAACTTAGTGATCTGGTAAACCTTGCCGAGACGTTTTCAGCCACCCTCCCCGGATGGCTTGGCGGTGAGGATTCCAGTCTGGGTGCCCTCAAGGATCAATTGGCCCCTACGGTAAAACAGCTCAGGGAATTGCGTGAGGAAGCCCGTGCGCTGAGAGACGCTGAACTTGAAAAGAGCCTTGATGGCATGTTCGAGGTGATAGCGGGCCTCGATGAGGCGCTGGCCAGTTTGGGAACCGGCGTGGATCGTTCGCTGAAAGACACCAACAAGGCTCTGGATGACACTGGCGAGGCGATTACTCAGGTGGCTGAGGCGTGGGAGGCCTTTTTTGAAACAGCCGAGGATGCAGCCGATTGGTGGGACAAGATTCGCCGTGATGTAGACCCAGCCGCAGCCGCCCTGGAAGACTTCACCGATGCTCAGTCACGCCTTGATGCGCTGTTAAAGAGCGGCAAGATCAGCGGCAAACAGTACGGCGATGCGGTCCATTTCCTTGCCAAACAGACCCGCGATGCGGCATTGGCCAGCATTGAATTGGATGAGGCGATTGAAACCGTGCACGACATTATTGCCGACATGGTTAAGGAGCTTGGTATCGAGAACGCAGCCCTGCTGATTGCCATTGAGCGCACCGAAGACCTTGAGCTTGCCAAGCTGCGCCTTGCTGGTGCTACCGATGCGGAAATTGATGCGATCAAGCGGCTGCGCGCCGAAAACGATGGATTAGGCGACCAATACAACAGCCTTATCGCTCAGTCCATGACCCTTGGCGAGTCGATGATGGCCTTTGGGCAGATTGCCGGAACTGCGATAAGCGGCATCCAGTCCGCAGTTGATGAGGGTTCTGACGCTTACCGAAACCTCCAGTTTATGATCGACGCCGCCAATGTGGTGGCTGCTGTCGGTGCGGTGCTCAACCAGGCTCAGGGCGACCCCTACACCGCTTGGGCGCGCATGGCGGCGATGGCAGGTGTAGTGGCATCCCTTGGCTACGCGGTGGGCAATATAGCTGGCTCACAAAGCGGCTTTGACGATACCGCAGCCAATCGGCAGGCCCTGCAGGGCACTGGGACTGTATTCGGCGACCTTGAAGCGAAGTCCGAATCAATTATCAAGGCGACCGAGATTACCGCTGATGCCACTTCCGAACTGGTTGGCATCAATCGCGGCATGTTGCACGCGCTGTTAAGCCTGACCGATGCCATCACCGGCGCCTCCAATATCCTGTCCAGGGACGCGACTTCCGGCCAGTTTGCCGGCCTGCCGTCCACCTTCCAGCCCAGCAGCTTGATTCCTTCGATGGGCGATTTTCTCAACGATGTGTGGGGCGGGATACTGGATTCGATATTCGGTGGCAGCGCGAAAGTTACGGATGAAGGCATAGCCATTCTGGGTGGCACCATTGGCGAGCTAATTGACGGCACGCTGATCAAGGCATACCAGACGGTCCAGTATCGCAAGTGGCGCTTTGGCTCGAAGAAAACACGCGAGGATCTGATTGATCTTGGCGGCGATGCTGCATCACAGTTTGGGCTGGTCTTCCAGGCCCTTGTGGACGTGGTTTCAGAAGGCGCGCTGGCGCTTGGGTTGCCGCTTGATGTGATTGAGCAGCGCATAGCGATGTTCCGGGTTGCCGAACAGGAAATATCCTTGATGGGTCTTAATGCCGAGGAACAGGCGGCGGAGATTCAGGCGGTTATTTCATCCATCTTCGATGACCTTGCAAGCAGCGTAATTCCGTTTATCGACCAGTTCCAGCAAGCCGGCGAAGGGATGGGCGAAACCCTGATCCGGGTAGCCACATCGGTGCAGGTGTTTGATGAGGCGGTACAGCAGCTAGGGTTTGCCGCTGACCATTCAAATCCCGAGCAACTGGCGCAGATGGCGGTCGGCCTGGTTGACCTTGCAGGCGGTGTTTCCGAGTTCATTGCCCAATTCACCGGCTTCATGGACAAGTTCGCGTCCGATGAGCAAAAGCTGGCTTTCGTCACCGACCAGATCACCCGCGCCTTTGAGCAAGCTGGCCTGGCATTGCCCGAAACCCGCGATGGCGTGTGGGACCTGATCCAGTCCCTTGACGCCGCAACTGAGTCCGGGCGGGAGGGAATTGCAACACTGTTGCGGCTGGGGCCTGCCCTTGACCAATACTACGACCTGATGGAAGCCCGGGCCAAACAGGCGACGGATGAACTGATCAGGGCGTTTTTCGGGACTGGGCTGGATGTAGGTTTCGCCACGCTGGTGGCTGAGCGTGACCGCACGGCTACCATGCGGGCGGCTGATCTGCGTGACCGAATCCATGAGGTATTGGTCGGGTTTGACGGCTCTGCCGAGCAGCTTGAATTGTTGTCCAGCCTTACCCAGGACCGGTATAAGGCAGAGATAGACATGCTGCTTGAGATCGAGGCGGTCACCGCCAACGTGACGAACCTGCTGGGTTCCTTGCGCGAGATGATCATCGGCGATCTGTCTACGCCCGAGCAGAACTATGAGCGGGCACGCAGGGAGGCCGAACGGCTTGCCGAATCCCTGCTGACCATGACCGACCCGGCGCAGATCAACGCCACGGTGGCTCGCATTGAGCAACTGACCCGTGGAGCCTATGGCTTGCTAGATGAGGATCAGCGTGCCGCAATGGGGCAGGAATTCCTGGACTTCATTGATGAGGTCGAAAGGATTGCCCTGTCCCGACTTTCCGAAGCGCAGGAAAGGGCTATTGCAGAAGCTGCTGAATTGCGCGACATGGTGAGCAGTGTTGTCGAGCAATTTGGCACTGCCGCTGAGATGCTGATTGATGCTGCTGAGTCGCTGAAGCAAATCACCAGGCCCGGTCCTGTTGAGGGTGGACCGCTTGATGCCTACGTCACTCCTGTTGGCGAGGGTGGCTATCCATATCCCGGCGAGGGCGGCGGGCCAGTATTTGTGATTCCGGGCCCGGTCCAGTTCCGGCCCGAATCGACCGACACCGAGGCGCTCGGAACCAAGATCAGCGAGGCAATCACAGCCGCGATGGGTGATTCCAGCAATGACGCCGTGCGCGCCATTCGCGAGGGCATGGCCGGTGTGCAAATACAGGTCACCGTCAACGCGCCGCCCTCGCCGCAGGTGAACGAGTAATGCCGCGCCCCATTTCGACCAATATCCAGACCGGCGTCGATGCCCATATCACCGAGCCGTCATACCTGATCGCCATCGCCTTTGACCCGCCGGTTTACTACTCCACGATGGACGCGGTGGTGTGGGACGGCAAGTCCTGGGGATCGGGTGGTGTGCGGCTTGAGCAATTGAGCGAGCGTGGCGGCGTGCTGGTTTTGCGCAATGACAATAATCTGGGTTCGGCATTGGTGCTCAATGAGCTGACGCGCGATGTCGAGGTTGATATCTACAAGTATTACAACGGCGATGCCAAGTGGCTCTACAGGCTTTACATGGGCGGCGCTGAGATCGGCAAGTTCGATGTCCGGGTCAGCCTGCACAGTTCTCGAACCGGGCAACGGCAGGCGCCGCGCAAGCGCATCATCGAGCCTGTATTCACCAACATCCTGGCCCCGGGAACCTCGATTAAATGGGGCAATGACATTCTGAGGGTCAGATAGTGTCAGCCTATCTGATGACCAAGGTCAGCCAGGACTCCACGGTGGCGCCGCTTGCTGGCATCACTTCGAGTTTCGCCGATGACGATACGCTGAAATTCCGACGTGATCAGGCTTCGGTGCACTACACGGTGCGGTTGCTCCACGAATGGATAACCGACGCCGAATTTACCGCGTTGGTGGATTTTGTGGCCTCCGATGGCTATGGCCCGCACACCTTCACTTTTCGCGGCTACGACTACACAGGCACCCTGACCAATGAGCCGGCCCGCCTGGCCCAGCGCGGCGAGCTGTACAGCGCCGAATCCGTGTTCATTGCCACCCGAACCTAAACAGGAGATTTACCGATGGCCGTTGTCTATTCCACCACACTGAAAAACGCCCGCCTTGATGAAGTGACAGTCGCGATTGGCGCGTCTGGCAAGCTGGAGATTGGCACCACCGGCATGGCCTCGATCCTGGCCACCATTCCACTGGATAATCCGGCAGCGCCCGGCGCGTCCAGCGGCGTCCTGACCTTCACCATGCCGCAGGAAGATACCAGCGCCGATAACAGCGGCGAGGCCGCAGCGGCCCGCATTCGCACCGGCGCCGATGCCGATGTGGTGACCGGCCTGACCGTTGGCGTGGGCAGCGAGGATATCGTGCTCGATTCCGCCACCATCACCGCCGGCCAGACCGTAACCATCAATTCGGCCACGATTACCCACGGCTAATGCTATGCACTGGCAACGGTGCTGATCACTGTTGCTATTTCGGCAAACCGTGCCCACACCTGGAGGAAAACACAGTGCCTGGCCGCCGGTGGGCTTGTGGACTGTACCGGCGTTACGGCTCGTGGCGGCAGGTGTATGCGGCGCCTGAATATGCTGAGGTTTTGCGTCGTGCGGTAGCGGTGGGGCTGGGTGAGTCGTTTCGCTGTGGCGACTGGCCGCCGCCGGGTCAGAGGTGCAACACTTGCGGGGGCGTAGATAATGGCTGATCTCGGCGTCCTTGGGCTAGGAACCTATACCAACGTCGATCGCACCGCCATCGTCGGGGTCGAGCCGGTCCTGCAGGTCATTGGCTCGGCTGATGATGCGAAGTACGTCCACACCTCGGACAACACCAGCAATATCGCCGTGGCGTCGTTCGATGTCGACGCGCTGCCCGGTGACTTGGGCAACGTCGACACGCTGTTCGTCCAGTTGCGCTATCACTGGCAGACAGGCCCCCAGGTCAACACCTGGAACAGCCTGAAGGCACGGGTTTTCAAATCCGACGGCACCACGCCGCTGACCGATGAGGCCACGGTCGCCTCGGCCATCATCAACACGACGCCGGACGATAGTTCGGTCATTGAGTTCACCGGTGTCGATACCGGCGCCAGTTCCTCGGATTGGGACGGCGCGGTGGTTCGGATCAGTTGGGACGTTACCAAGGTCAAGGGCGGCGACACGCTTGAAAAGCGCGTCACGGCCGCTGAACTGACCGGCACCTATAGCGCTGGCGTGGTCACCACTGAAG